ATCCGACTGGACTGTCGCTGCGGACGGGGACATCCGCTACGTGGGAGACGACCACTCGGGAGGCTCGCCGTCGTACGCCACGGTCATCGAGTTCCACCGGTGGCTGCAGGGCCTGGCCGACGACGCGGTGGCCTCCGGCGACGACCTGGTGGACATCACCGACGCCACGCCCTCGGAGCGGTCGACCGACAACATCGTCACGCTCATCGCGCCGTACAACATCGACGACACGGCCGCCGAGCACATCTACGACGGCTCGATCATCCAGGACGGCGGCGACACGATCTACGACGGGATCGTGAACTTCGGCAACGCCGCAGTCCAGATCCAGATCATCCAGAACGGAGCGGTGCTTGCCGACGACTGGTGGAACTACGACGGAGCTGGTCTCAACGCCAACGCCACGGCCGGCATCTCGCACCGGTTCATGCTCAAGGTGCGGGCCAGCGGTGCGGACATCGACGGCAGGCGCCTCATCGGCACGGCCCGCCGGTTCGGGTACACCTACCGCGAGTTCTCCATCAACGGCACCGCTCGAGGCAACAACGTCCTCGCGCTGTCCGATGCGGCCGACCTCAACAACCAGACCGCGGCGGGAACCGTGGCTGGCTGGACTGGGATCACGAACGCTACCGAAGGCTTCGTCGAGCTGGACGTGAACGCGGACACGACCGTCGAGCCGTACTACAGCGAGTGGAACCGCGACTCGTACACGATCAACCAGTTCTACGAGCGCATGAAGTGGCTGACCCGTGACGGCAGCTCGAGCACCCTGTACGGGCTGAACGGCGAGCTCTTCCGCGGCATCACCCACCAGTTCGACTACGACAACGAGGCCAGCGGCCCGATCACCGACTCCACGTTGATGACCTGGAGCGGAGGCACCGGGCAGGTGCTGGCGGTCGACGACAACGGCACCACCGGAACGATCTGGTTCCAGCTGCTCACGGGCACCGCCCCGGTGAACAACGACGTGGTGACCGTCGGCTCGGCCACGGCCCAGGTGAACGGGTCGGTCACCGAGCGCTCGATCTCCACGCCGTTCATCGGCGCATCGACCGGCTCGGCCCTCATCGGCGCGTTCGGCGTCGGGCTGCAGACCGCGGACCTTGCCGCGACCGACTCGGTCACCGACCTCACGGGCACGGTGCGCACGCCGCCGAACTACGTGACGTTCACGGTCGGCGGCCTGGTGAGCGGCGAGGACCGGGTTCTTGTGGGCCCGGAGTCCGGCGGCAGCATCGACACCGGCCAGCTTAGCCTCGACGGGACGTACACCGGAGGCGAGACCAGCGTGGTCGTCAACGAGGCCATCCCGGGAGACACGCCGGCAAGCGGTACGATCCGCGTCTGGAACGGCAGCACGTACGCGCGGGTGACGTACACCGGGTGGAGCGGCTCGACGTTCACCGGCTGCTCGGGGATGCCTGCGGCTTCGGACGGGGCAGACTGCTGGATCGCGTACATCGACAAGCTGGCTGACGCCACCAGTGCCTCGTTCACGGGCGTCTACCAGTCGGACCGCAGCCTGTTCGTCCGCGTCCGCGATGGAGGCGGCACCCCGATCAAGACCTTCCAGACCACCGGTGTGCTGGGCTCCGCAGGCGGCTCGACGACGGCCATTCGCACATCTGACGCGTAGGAGGTAGCTCGTGGCGACGATCACCGCCGACACCTACCTCGACGGAGGCACCGCACGCACGGCGGGTGAAGCCTGGACGTGCAACGGCGGGAAGCTGACGATTCGCACGGACACCCGCTGGCACGCCAACGCACCGGCGGGCATGCTTGGCTCCCTCGGCGCCCAGACCATCTCGCCGACGCTGGGCGGCGGCATCCTCATCGACGGCCGCAACGTGCGCTGGCTGCCGTACGACACCGGTTCCGGGAACGTGCCGGCGATCGGCACGACCATCAGCCAGGGCGGCGTGAGCGGCTACCTGCTCGGTGTCTGGGACACGCTGACCAGCGCACCCACGGCGGTCGGCGCGGCAATGCCGGCGAACGGGCACATCAAGTTCCGGGAGGTCAGCGGCGGAGCGTTCGCGGCAGGAGCCCTGACCGGCATCGGAGCCAACGCGACCGGTCCCGACGTCACCGGCTGGATCGAGATCGTGCAGGACATCCTGACGGCCATCACGACCAGCCGCAAGGGCACCGGGCACCAGATCCGCGGCGACTGGTTCTACCTCGACGACACCAACGGCTCCATCGGCCAGGTGCTGCAGGTGCCGACCAACGGCGGCGGAGCGGCCACGCACGCCCCGGGCGTGTGGATCGAGACGAGTCCGGGCTCCGAGCAGTACGAGTTCTGGCCGTCGCTCAACGGCTCGACCAACGGCTGGTCGCACCTGCATCTGGGTGCTCCCGAGGGCGGCACGGACGCTCGGCAGCGATTCGTCAAGAACATCGGCTCCGGGCAGATGCAGATCGCGGAGACGTTCACCCAGGCGAGCACGTACGCCACCGTGTCGCAGGCAAGCACGTACACGTGGGCCAACAACCTCGTCACGATCACCTTCACCGCGCACGGCCTGTCGGTGGGCGAGCAGGTGTACCTGGACTTCACCTCGGGAGCAGCCACTCCGGACGGCGTCTACACCGTCGAGCAGGTCATCAGCGCCAACTCCTACACCGTGGCGCTGACGGGCGCGGGCACGGGCGGGAACGTCACAGCGGTGTCCCGCACGACGATCACGTTCACGGCCCATGGCCTGTCGTCCGGCCTGCGGGTGTACGCCGACTTCACCAGCGGCACCGGCATCGACGGCACCTACGAGATCCTGGGCACGCCGGCAGCGAACACCTACACGATCGCCACGCCGTTCGCTCCGGGCGGGTCGGGAAACGTCACGATCCGGTTCACCATCGGAGCGCTGCCGGTCTCGGGCTGCAAGACTCGGGTGCCCAACGTGTTCGTGCGGCAGACTTCGTCGGCCAACCGAGCGCTCAACCTCATCCCGCATGCCACCATCGGCTCGAGGCCGGTCTTCACCACGACAGGCGCGGGAACGGTCGATCACGAGTACGCCTACGGCGACTACTACTACAACACCAGCCAGGCGTACACGTTCCGGCTGCAGCACTGCGCGACGTTCGACGCCATCGGCATCTCTGAGCTGGCAACCGCCGTCGACATCCTCGACGTCGGCGTGGGCATGGTGCAGGCGCTGGACATCGTGACGCTGACCATGACGTCGTGCTTCGCCGGCGGCACGATCGACACGGCCAAGTTCTTCCGAGGCAATGCGCCGGGCACCAACGACCACGCTGTCACGCTCAGCCTGTGCGCCGGCCAGGAGTTCACGGCGGTAAATGCCGGCATCGTCCAGACTCCGCGCAGTACAGGTGTGTCGTGGAACGTCAGCCAGTGCCGCCAGCAGACGTTCGACCAGTGCCGTGGCATCAACGGCGGTGCGTTCACGCTGACCACGTGCGCGGACATCACCATCACCGACTACGATCACGTCGACCGGTTCGTGGGCTGCCAGAACGCGGTGTCCGGCACCTACGCCTTCGTGGTCACGACGAAGTGCGCGCGCATCCGCATCGACGGCGTGACGGAGGGCTACGGCGGCACCATCGCTCGAGTCCATGCGTATGCTGGACTGTTCAACGTCACGTCGTCCGACGACGTCACTATGCGAAACGCCGGTACGCGGGCTGCTCCGCTGGGGAGTGCAGTGCAGATTGCTCAGCGTGCTGCGATCTACGTCTCCGGCGGCAACAACTCCGGAATCCGGCTCCAGCGCTGCTACGTCACGGGTGTGCGCACGAACACGTGGACCGACGTGAACTCCGACAAGGGGTGCATCTACGAGTCGGTGAGCGCCCCGCACCTCAACACGTTCTTGCCGAACACGATGCTGGTGTCGGCGCTCAACGGGCTGGTGAAAGGCTGCCGCGCATCGCTGACGTCGGTGGCGGTGAACGCCTCGGTGTACGGAACGCACATCCAGGACTGGTTCATCGCTCCCACCCGAGCGCTCGGCACGTACACGTGGGCGTCCAGCCAGATCACTGTCACCAGCGCCACGCACGGCCTTCAGGTCGGAGAGTACGTCACTGTCGTCTTCACGTCTGGCGGCCTGGCCGGGCAGACGAAGTGCCTGCAGGTTCGCTTGGTCACCAGCACCACTGTGTTCGTCCTGGACTACGCCACGTCCGGAGCCTCGGGGAACTGCATCGTCTACCCGCGCATCACGACAGTGGCCGACCAGTTCACCCAGGCCGGCGTGCTGAGCATCCCGATGATCGAGGCGACGGCGGAGACCGCAGGGTTCGTCGACGTGACGGGCACCGCGGCGTTCACGTCGGCCCCGGCCCTCACCCTGCCGGCGACCGACGATGAGGTCGTCTTCGAGATGCAGCACTTCGCCTTTGGTCACACGGGCTTCTTTGCGGCCCCTCCGGTGCTGACCGGGGCGCTGGCAGCGCAGGCAGCGACGTACACGTGGGCGGCCAACGTGCTGACGGTGACCTTTACGGCCCACGGCTTCGCCGTCGGTGACAAGGTGTACCTGGACTTCACCAGCGGGGGCGGCACTCCCGACGGCATCTACACGATCGCCGGCATCACCAGCGCCAACGTGTTCACGATCTCGCTGACCGGCTCGGGCACCGCGGGCAACGTCACCCTGTACCGGCTGTTCAATGTGCGCTATCCGCTGCGCACTCCGTCGGCCGACTACTTCGGCACGTGGAAGACGCTGTGGTTCCAGCGCCCCGGCTCGACGGTCTCCGGCTCGGCGGTCGTGACGATGGCCGACACCACGGGAGTGACCGCCGGAGACTACGTGTACGGCCTGGCGATCGGGGACGCGACCGGGACGTACAACTCCGACCCGGCCAAGGTGCTGTCCGTCGACTCGAGCACGCAGATCACGCTCACCAACGCGGCCACGGCGACCAACGCCAACCAGCTGCTGACGTTCAGTGCCCTGCCCAACGAGACGATCAGCGCGACCGACGGCTTCAAGATGAAGGTCTCGGTCCGGGCTGACACCTCGGGCACGCCGATGGCGACGCAGTACCTCACCATCCCCACCACGACGACCGCGGCCAGCCAGGACAACCTCTACCCGCTGGACACGGTCACCGTGTCCGTCACCGTTCTCGACGCGACGACCAAGGACCCTGTTGAAGGCGCGCGAGTGTTCATCGAGACCGACCCCGGAGGAGTGGACCTGATCAACGAGCTCACGGACGTCAATGGCCAGGTGTCGTTCGACTACGAGCTGGCTGGCGACGAGCCGATCACCGGTCGGGTGCGCAAGGGGACGACGGCACCGTACTACCGCACCGGAGACATCACCGGGACGATCACTGAGGACGGTTTCTCCGCCACGATCCTGCTGATCCGGGACGAGTAGGTCATGGACGTCACCGAGGGCTCGGTAGCCCAGCGGAACTTCACGGCCCTGGCAGAAGCCCTGCGCGAGCAGCGGGACCTGGCCAACTCTCTGCGCGAGCGGATCCACGTGCTCGAGCGGCAGGTGGCGTCCCAGGAGCAGGCGATCACCGAGCTTCGTGGCATGGTCTACTCCATGAAAGGGACGGGAGCGACGACATGATCACCGTGGGCTGGGGAACGGACAAGGTCATCCGCATCCCGAAGGCGGACCTGACGCTCATCGGCGGAACTTTGTACGAATTGGACACTGACGCGCTGCGACTGGTGCTCAAGGCGCTGGAGGACGACCCTGCCGAGGGGATGATCTGGCCGGACACGCACCGGCACAACCCGGAGGTCACCGTCGCCGGCGTGACGTACTCCCGGACTATCGAGATCATCAACGGCTACTCGATCGAGTTCGAGGACGGCCAGTACACGGTGCGGCTGGTCGGCTCGAACAACAACTTCTTCGACGTGCAGGGCGGCATCCTCGTCCAGAACCAGGTGCAGGTCATCCCGACGAACGCGGCCGGCCTCATCACGGTGTCGACGAGCGGAGCCGATCCCACGGCGATCGCCTCGGCGGTGTGGGCGCGGTCCGCGGCTCTTCACGAGGCCGAGGGCACGATGGGCGGGGCGCTGAACCTGGCTCGAGCCATTCTGCGCAACCGGACGGTGACGGACCCGGACACCGGCCTGATGACCGTTTACGACGACGACGGAGTGACTCCGCTGCTCGTGGCGGAGCTGTACGAGGACGTGGCCGGCGCCCAGCCGTACCGCGGAAAGGGAGCGGACCGGCGTGAGAGGCTGACGTGATCGTCAGCCGCGGGCTGGGCAGGCCCGGAGGCACGCTGGTCGTCGTCGGCCTGGGCCGGGACGCGCAGGACCCGAACGTCCTGTACAGCGACATCACCGTCGAGGCCTGGCTGGACGAGAGCAAGTGGACGGGCGACCTCGAGAGCCGCTGGACGGGCGAGCTGGCACCTGTCGAGCGGACCGGAGCACTTCAGGCCCGGCCGGTGAAGGTGCGCACAACGGCACGCCTGGTCAAGGGCCGCCTGGACAGCGTGGAGCATCCGCAGGGAGCGCTGGTCGATGCCCGATGGACCGGCGAGCTGCCTGACGCGGTGCTCGTCATCCTCACCGTGAAGACCAGCGGCCGACTGCTTGAGCAGCGCTGGCAGGCCGAGCTGCCGGACTCGTGGGCCGGTGACTTCCCCACCCGTACGCTCGAAGGTACGCTGGTCCCATCGCGCACCACTCGTGGAAGCCTGGCAGGACGTCGCTGGAAGGGCAGTCTCCGTGGTCAACAAGTACCCTCGAGAGTCGGTGGAATTCCAGCCCGTCATCGTCAAGGTGAACGGGCAGGTGACCCAGGACGATCTTGAGTTCAGCGTCGTGCCGCTCAAGCGGCGCCCGGACACGTGGACGGCGGCGGTGACCTTGGACGGCCAGGTCGGGTTCATGGTCGAGAACCTGGACCCGGGCTCGTACACGGTCTGGGCGAAGGTGCTGTCCAGCCCGGAGCTCCCGGTCATCGACTGCGGTTTCTTCACGGTCACCTAGGCCATGGACGAGCGCTTCACGTCCCCGGGAGCGGCTTTCGCTGCCCAGCAGGCCGAGGAGACCCGGCTGCTCATCGAGGTTGAGAAGGCGATGAGCCGGCTGGCCGAGAGGGCTCGGGAGGGCGTTCTCGCCTACACGCTCAGCGCGGCAGCGCTGCGCCAGGAGTGGGAGCGCGAGGTCCAGCACGTCCTCGAGCGCTGCGGGTTCACCGGTCCGCCGGCCGAGGCGCTGCGACGCTCGCTGGTCGGCCAGTCGATCGCGGAGGACATGTTCCAGGTGGCTGACGGCGTGATGCGCTACGCGCTGGCCGAGGGCTCCACCCGGGCCGAGATCGAGGAGGCGCTGGCTGAGCTGCTGGGAGACCCGAGCCTGGTGGCGTCCGGGGCCGTTCGCCGACTGTGGCAGAAAGTCCAGGACTGGCTGCCGTCCAGGACGCGAGCGTGGCGCAGCCGGGCCCGGTCCGCGGTGAGGACCGCGTACACCGGGTACTCCGGGGCGCTGGCCCAGGCCTGGCTCGAGACGAGCGGCGCGACGTTCAAGCGCTGGGTGACGCGCAGGGACGACCGGGTGCGACACACGCATCACCTGGCGGACGGACAGGCGGTGCCCGTTCAGGGCAGGTTTCTCGTGGGCGAGGGCTTCCTGGCTTTTCCGGGGGACCCGACGGGTCCGATCGGAGAGGTGATCAACTGCCGCTGCGTCCTGGTGGCGGCTGACAGGCAGGGGAAGTGACGTGACGCAGCAGGAGCACGCTGTTACCCTTCGAGGAGGGAGGCTTCCATGACCATGCGGAAGTGGGCCGGGATCATCGGCTTCGAGGGACAGAAGACCGGCGACGGGCGCATCATCAAGCCCGGAGCGCTCACCTGGGACGACGAGGCCTTTCCGAAGCCGTTCCGGTGGGCGGTGGAGGACCACGGGGCTCATGACGGCGCTACGGTGATCGGCACCCTCGAGGGCGTGGACCGCCTGGAGGCCGTCGACGACAGCACTCCGCTGCGCGGCTGGGGCTACATCGACACCGAGTCCGTCCGCGGCCAGGAGGCCTGCGCGCAGATCGTCAAGGGCATGACCACGGGCGTGAGCATGGACCTGGACTCGATCGCCTTCGAGGTGTCGGAGCCTGAGGCCATGTCGGGCATGACCGACGGCGAGATGAGCATCGGCGGGGCGCGGATGCGCGCGGTGACGCTGGTGGCCCTGCCGGCCTTCGAGCGCGCCCGCATCGAGCTGGTGGAGGCGTGGCCGCACGAGACCGGTGAGACGGAGATGAGCCTGGAGCAGCTGGTCGACGCGGTGTTCGCCACCATCGACCCCAGAGGTAACTGGCATGACCCCAAGACCGGGAAGTTCATCGACAAGCCGTGGGACCTCCTGGACCAGCTGGAGAAGCTGTCGCCTGACGGCGACTTCGAGGCCCTGAAGCCTGACGTGGAGGCGCTGCGTCAGGCCGAGACCGAGGATGAGGTGGTCCATGCGTCGTCGAACCTTCTGTCGAACGCCTACCGCACGCGTACCGAGCTCAGCTCCGAGGCTCCGAACCGTGACAAGACGCTGGACACGCTGGAGAGGCTCGAGCGGACTGCCGAGGCTCTTCAGGACAACCCGGCGATCCTGGTGGGAGATGGAGGCTTCGACGAGCCGTACCGCGCCCCGCGGAAGAAGCCGTCAGGCTCCCGGAAGGCGTACACGTCCGAAGCCGGCAGCAAGGACCCGGCTGCCTGGTGGCAGTCGAAGGGCTTCAACCCCGTCGACATGAACCCGGAGCAGGCCAAGACGATCTTCGACGCGGTGACCTCCCGGTACGAGGTCGATGACCGTGCGCTGATGGACGCGATCGCCAGCAGCTACGGCTACCGCAACAACAAGGGCTACGCGACCCTGAACGCCAAGCTGCTGCACGACAAGCTGGCGAAGCTGGGCGTGCACAACCTGTCCCTGCGCCAGCTCCTGCAGTTCGCTGGCCGTCAGTTCGTTCCCGCCGTGTCCCGGAGGAAGGCTCGACAGATGACTCAGCTGGCCGCGCAGGCCCTGCGCATGAAGGCGATCCGGCATGGCGCGACGTTCGCGGGGATGGGCACGAGCGTGCGCATCGATGCGGGCGGGCAGTGGGGCGCGACGTTTCCGCGCAAGGGCTACAAGTGGATCGACAACCCGATGGGCGCGCTGCATCGCCTGAAGGACCTGCTCGACCCGAACGCGTTCGCGAGCCTCGAGGCCGAGATCGCCCAGCTGGATACGCCGGAGCACGACGCCGGCCGGGCCCAGGACGCCGTGCGCGCCACGATCGGCGACGGTGAGATGGACGGCGGCATCGGCGAGGCGACGCAGGACGACCAGGCCAACGCCCTGGAGGACCTGCGGGACTTCACCGACCTCGACCCGTTCGCGGTCGACCAGGCCATCGACGAGTTCCAGGCGACGTACCCGGGCCAGAGCGTGCTCACGCGGGGTGGGACTTCGCCGGCAGAGACTCCGGAAAGCTCGAGCATGCTTGATGATCAGGGCGAGTACGTGGGCCCGCCCGCTGAGTCTCTTCCGAACGTCCCCAATTGGACGAAGGACACGGATTCGGATGCCGGGATGCCCTACTACACCCGCGAGTCCACGGGAGCTGATGATTTGCCGGGCACCCATGACGTGATCGCGCCGCATGAGTCGGGCGAGGGCTGGGGCTTCCCGGACTGGAAGGATGGTCCGTCGTTTGCTACTCCGCAGGAGGCTGCTGACTACCGCGAGCAGGAGATCGCCGAAGACAAGGCTGAGATGCCCAGCGCCGAGGATCAGGCTCGTGATGATGAAGTCACGAAGATGATCCAGAAGCGCCAGCAGCGCGAGAACAAGAACCATCGTGAGCTGGCGAAGGAGAGCCTTGGCGAGGGCTGGGAGGAGCACGCCGAGCCGAACAAGGCTGTCACGTGGACCAAGGACGGCTACGAGGCGTGGTTCTACGAGACGCCCAACGGCACGGTTGCGCACGTGCGCAAGATCGGCGCCGACTCCCGGGACTACAAGCGCCTGGATCCTGCTGAAGTCAACGACTACGTGCAGGGCCGCCTTTCGCGTGAGATGGGCCCTGACGGACCCGGCGTCGAGGGCGACGCGATCAGCATCATCGAGGACGGTCTGAGCGAGCTCTCCGAGGATGAGTACAACGCGATCGAGGGCTGGCGTATCCAGGAGATGCTCGACCAGGACAATGTTCAGGGCGCCGTCGACGCTGCTCATGAGTCTGGCTTCGAGTATGTCAGCGAGCAGCTCATCGAGGCGGGATGGCCTTACAGCAAGAACATGACTCCGAATGTTTCGAAGACGTCCGCTGCTTCTGAAGTGGAGACTCCGAAGCTGCTGCCCAGGGAGCTCATGGAGGTCGAGGATCTTCTTGAGGAGGTCAGCAACGACGAGTTCATCGGTCCGTCGGTCTCTGGAGAGCTCGGGTCTATCCTTCGCCCGCTGTTTGACGAGGACGTGTGGAACGAGGTCGACGGGGGTAAGGGCAAGGCGCGAGTGGCGCGAGATCTCGATGAGTGGCTGAAGACCTACAACGACCGGATCGGCTATGAGAAGCAGGAGCAGCTTGGTGATCTCAGCAAGTCTCTTGGCGGTCGAGGCCGTGTGAGCGACCAGGGCATGCGGACGCCTTCGGGCCGGGTCATTCCGGAAGACCTGACGATCGCTCTCGATCATTTCGGAGAGGACACGGGCAAGTGGCTGGAGAACGACACCGGCTCTGCGCTCTCTTCGGATGGCACTCCTGACTATTCTGCCGATCTCATCCGTCAGGTCACTCAGCTGGCCTACGACATGTACGGGGACGCCGGCCACACGGAGATCGACTGGGAAGTGGCTTCGGTCAAGGTCGGTCCCAACGGAGACACGATCACTCCCAACGTAGGCTGGGATCCTCAGACCGGCATGCAGACCGAGCCTGGAGGCTACTGGCTGACGGACCGCTCCGGAGAGGTGACCATCCGCGTCGATTCGATCGATGATGCTGAGCGGCTCGCTCAGACTTCGCCTGAGACGTGGGATGCTCCCGGTAGCCTGAAGGCCGGCGTAGACCAGGCTTCAGTCACTTCTCGGCTTACTCCCGAACAGGCTGAGCTGGCCGGCAGAGAGCTTCAGGGCATCGTGGC